ACATTGAATTGTCAGATTCCTACTCAAACACAAAAAGAATATTATGAAAAAAATGTTGATACAATAGCACAAAATAAAAAAGAATATTATAAAAAAAATGTTGATACAATAAAAGAATATCATAAGAAATATTATGAGCAAAATACTGAAACAATTTTACAACAAATCAAAAAATATCGTGAACAAAATGTTGAAAAAATTTTACAACAAAAAAAACAATGGTATGAACAAAATGCTGAAACAATTTTACAAAAACATAAAGAAAAAATAACGTGTGAGTGTGGTTCAGTTGTTACTAAAAATTGTTTATTACGTCATAAAAAAACCGAAAAACACATAAAAAAATTAAGTTTATTTCGTAAAGAAATTAACGTTAAAACCTAAAGCCTTCTGAATAGGCGTATATCCGTTAATCTCTGTCATATTAATATAGTTCATTAACTTATCGTGTTTATCTAAATCGTCTTCATAATACTTTGCATCATAGAACATTTCACCTACGTAATAGGTTGTTTTTGGTTCTTCATTTTTAAAAAACCAGTTTCCCATTTTATTATAAATATTATAATAAAATTTTTATTTAACAAATCATTTGACTTGCCTCATTTTCATCTTCTTCTAAAATTTCTAATAAACTAAAAGACTGTGCAAGAGGAGATGATGGCGGAGTTTTTGGATCAATTTTTGGACTGTCAGGTGTATCAGGAAATCTTCGTATCTCTATTCCAATCGTAGATAGTGCAATGAGCATATCTAATAAATCTTTGTCATATTTTTTTATGTTACTAAATGTTTGATGAAAATAATTAGTAAATTCTTCTAACTCGTCGGACATCGTGTCTTCAATTATTTTTTTAATTTCTTCATTAGTTAAATAACTAAATTTATTTTTAAATAAAAGTATAGTATCATAAAATTCTTTTAGGCTTGTTTTAGCTTCCTGAATTTCTATATCCTCAATCAGAGTTGAAGCAGATGTATTTTCAATTTTTACAGAATTAAAATAATTATCATAATGTTGATTTTGTTTCTGACTCATTTATCTTATAAAATAATTTTATTTAAATAATAAATAAAATTTTTAATTTAATTTAATTTAATTTTCTATACGTCTCATTAATAGCACTTGAATGTTGATACTTATTTTCAGTTGCTTCTTCTTTTGCTTCTTTTTCTTTTATTGTAGGTTGATCTTTCAAGTCATCTGATATTTGAATATGTCTTAAAAGGGACGTACCTATTTTCTTTCCGTTAGCATACTTCTTAAAAATAGAGTTTAAAATTTTCGTAACGTGATTGCTGGTTATAGGAGTAATTTTATCATTAAGTGTAAAAAAATAACCAGATGTATTTATTTTAAACCACCGTGTGAGTATCTTACTCAAAGCTGGATCAATATTTAAAACTTTTGCTCCAATTCGTTTTACATTTTTAAAATTATTTAGATAGAATTTATAAGATAATTTATCTTTTACTAAATAATTTTCTTCTTTATTTTTTAAATCATCGTATTCTTTTTGTGAAATTACTTTTGTATCTGCTACATTGTTACGTACTGGATTTGCAACATAGAATCTAAGAAGCACATATTTTTGAAGCATCGCATATTCACTTTTACTTAAATTTGGTTTTGTCCATAATTCAACGTCATTTATATCTGTTAACATTTTATTCAAAATACCTTTTACAGTATTAAAATCTATCCAATTTTCGCGTTGTACTTTCGTTTTTTCTTGACTATTAATTTGTTCATTTACTTTTATCATAATCGTTTTTAAAAATGCTTGATATTTATCTATTAATTTTTCATCTTTTTTTTCGTCTGATGCTAAAGCGACAAGAATAGCTGTTAGTCTATTCTTCTTCGTGTTGTTGTTTGATATTTCGTCTATACAATTTTTTATAGAAGAGAAATTTTTTAGGAATGAAGAAGATAACTGTTTAGTCTGGTCTTGATTACATTTTTTTGATAACATTCTTAAATTTGTGATGTAATTATTTATGGAGCTTTCACTTAATTCAGATCTTGATTTTGCAATAGCTTTGCGTAAAAGTTGGCTATTCTGTTTAATCATATCTTTTATTATACGAAATAAAAAAAATATTATTATGAAAAAATTGATTTAAAAAAAAAATTTTAATTATAAAAGAAGATTATGACAGATATTCAGAAATGTTCTAGATGTAAATGTAAAAAATTATTAGAATTATTTAAAGTTAGAAAAAATACAGGGGCTATTTTAAAGACATGTATACAATGCTGTGAGAGATTTAAATGCGATATTGAAAATTGTGATTATACCTGTAGTATAAATAGTAATTTACAAAAACACATTAAACAAGTTCATAATAAAATAAAAGATGTTGAGTGTGAATTTTGTAATTTTACCTGTAGTACAAATAGTAATTTACAAAAACACATTAAAGAAGTTCATAATAAAATAAGAGATTTTGAGTGTGAATTTTGTAATTTTACCTGTAGTCAAAATAGTAATTTACAACAACACATTAAATCAGTTCATTATAAAATAAAAGATTTTGAGTGTGAATTTTGTGATTATACCTGTAGTCAAAATAGTGATTTACAAAAACACATTAAATCAGTTCATAATAAAATTAAAGATTTTGAGTGTGAATTTTGTAATTTTACCTGTAGTAAAAATAGTAATTTACAACAACACATTAAATCAGTTCATAATAAAATAAAAGATTTTGAGTGTGAATTTTGTAATTTTACCTGTAGTACAAATAGTAATTTACAACAACACATTTTAACCTGTAAAGGTAAAGACAATTCAAATATGTCTGGTTTAGAATTAAGAACAAAAGAAGCGTTAGAACAACTTGGATTTTTTCAAGATAAAGATTATATATTTAATTCATCATATTCTAAATTAACAGATTTTTGTGGAAGACCAATAAGACCTGATTTTAGATTTTTTGATTATAAAATAATTATTGAAGCAGATGGTATACAGCATTATAAACCTCAATCGTTTGGTGGATATAAAGAAGAAGCAGAAGATAATTTTAAATCAACCCAAGAATCAGATGAAATTAAAAATAATTTTTGTGAAAAATTTGGTTATAAGATGATTAGAATAAAATATACTGAAATAAAAAATGTATTAAGTATTTTACACAGTGAGTTAGATGATATTATTGAGTATTAAATATTTTAATTTAATTTAATTAAAAATTTATGAAAAATTTAACGAAGACGAGATAATCTTCCACCAGTAGTACGCCCACTACCCATTCTTCCGCCTGTTAGTTTTGATGCTTGACGACTCACATTGGCAACACCTTCAAGCAACGGACTGAACTCTGGCGCAATAGCTCCTACGATTGGACGAGCAAAGTCTGCTACTCTACTGATACCGTGTGAAACACGGTTAATGAACGATTTGAAGCGGTCGCCGAATTTTCCACCAGAACGATGTCCTCCGTGGATTGCTCGGAAAATTTCGTGACTAATTTCTTCATTTCCTTGAGCTGCCGAAAGCACCATTGCCTCACTATAATTTCCAATTGATGTTCTTGCGCCGTTTTCGTAAACTGAACACGTACCTGGCATACTAAACACTTGAAAAAATTCAAAATCACCTGTAGCTCCAGATATGTTTTGAGCTTGTGCTTGTACTTGGATAGTGTATTGGCCTGCCACGCCTGCGGCTTCGTTTGCCTGAAGTCCGATGTCCTCGCCGAACCTAACCGCAAACACAGACCCACGGTATTTTGAATATTGAGCCCAAGATAGGTTAGATCCACAACGTTGTGTGATACTATAAAGTTCTTGGTCACTTGCTGTAGCTAGTAGACCAGAGTTGTTATTCCATAAAACATTAACATTAGATAATTTACAATAACTATCAGATACTAAATAATTAGAAGAAGCACGTGAATGCCTAACGAATAAATACATTGCCGATGGAATCATTGACAGTTTGATACTGTCAGAAATTACTTGAAACGAAGTACCAGATGTAATAGCGTTATATGGTTTAATATATTGCTGAAGTTTCTCATAGAAGACCGTTTGTACAGTAGGTAATGGTTGAATAATTTGGGGAGTGATATAGTTCATCAAAATTTCAGGAGCTTGATAAAACGATACATTGACAACCGTAATAGCATTTCCTGCTGAAGAGTGACAAAGAACACGATTAGTATTTTGAGTCCAACGAAAGTTTAGATTAATTTGATTAATATTGACAAGACCTTCTGAGTCTCCTCCCATTCCCGTGAGGAACGGACTTAACCATAACGGCTCTACGACTTCACAGGTAAAACTTTTTCCGTCTTCGGCTAAAATAATAGGAAATCCACCACGAGACATTTCTGCTGAATTCTCGCCGTAATCTGCTAGCGGATTTCTTGCGCTACCTAAAGTAGTCCATGCATTATATTGCTGAAATTGATCAGGTTGGGAAGGAGAAGTAGAGACAGAACCAACTCTATCTAATGCGTCATTATCAAAGGTTAACATAGCATTCATAATATCAGTTGTGTTTTGAGAAATAGTTTCTCCGTTAATCTGAACCGTCACGACATCCGTGATCGCCGAGATCGGAAACTGGCGAAGGGCGTCGTTTGTTCCAATTTGCATAGGTTGGTTTGTTTCTACGCGTAAATAACATTTAATACGAACATCGCGGTCCACTATAGTTTGGGTACTCGGCGGCGAAATGGAAAACGACGCCTGAACTAATGGTTGAAGTGGAGACCCCCACGCATTACTGGGAAATAGCTGTTGTGTCACTCGGCTTCCACCTTGTGCTACAATATGTGTCTTCATTTGATCGGATTCTATACGAGAGCGAGGAAATTGAAGACGTGTTAATGTTGACATTCTTTTATTATACGGTAATATAATAAAAAAAAATAAAATAAAAATAAAAATTTAAGAAAAAATTATAAAATTTTTTGTAAAATATTATTCATAATTTCAATATGAATTTTTGATTTAATTTACCTTTGGTGATGGAACCATCGTCCCAAGGCAAAGCATAAGCAATGAGCCATAATTGCGTTGTGATTCACACCGTCCATCAACTACCAACATCGTAGCAGAAAATGCCATTAGAGCGGTTAAAACACCCACTTGTATAAAATACTTTATTGCCGACGGGCTTATAACAAGGCAACAACTCCTCCATTCAGTCTTAGGGACATTACTTGTTCTGGGGGATGAACTAACTGGTTCAATTTTAGGTAAATCCTGTTCAACTTCATCCATTTTATTATATAACAATATTTAAGAATTAATATCTTTTCTTATAATAAAATGATTAGATATAATAAACCAATGTCTCTAAGAAATCAAATTAGAGGAATGGGAATTACTCAAAGTCAATCTGATTTAAATTCCGCAGCCAATGACTTAATGGAAGGAAAAACCAAAAACTTAAATGACATGGGAGATTTTGTTTACTACAACATCAATATTTTTAACTCAATTGAAGAAGGTGGTAAAGAATGTAAATTCAGTGAAAATCGTGTAATTCCTATATTACAAAACCCAAGTGATTACAAAATGGCTTGTGTCCGTTTTCAATTACCTTCTATCAATATTCCGATCTTATTTTTTAAAGATCGTGATCTATTTATACGTTTAGAATATGAAGACGCAGCCGTACAACAAGATTTAATTTGGATTCCAAATGGACCTAACTCTACTATATACTCTGACCGTGAGCCTGTGTATGATTTCGTAGAAGTAGTTAATTCGTTGAACGTAGCTTTTCAAACCGCTAAAAATTCTTTGAATATATTAAAACCAGCAGTAATACCATTTGAAAGACCTATTATGACATATACTCCAGAAACTCAGTTGTTCTCGTTATTAGCAGAAATCGCGGGGTATGATGATGCTTTACCTACTAAAATAAAAATCTTCTTTAGTTCACAGTTGTTTACATTGTTTTGTAATTTATTAGATTATTATGTTAATATTAATTATACACAGATTATAATTCAAAATCAATACAATAATACTTTTACATCTCCAATTACTTCTACTCCTTGGTATAGAATGACGCAATCTCAACCATCTTTAGAATTGTGGCCGGAG